AAACTCATCAGCCAAAACAAGAAATGATCCTAATTCTAGAATAAGACAAGCTAGAAGAAGATGGAAATGTTAGAAGCCCTTAAAAAAAGATATGAAGCTCAAATAGCTGAAGCTAAAGTAACTTTAAAAATTTACTTATCTAATTCTGTAGGAATAGGCGAACATCCACAACACTTGGATGAAATAGATAAACTTTTAGGAACTATAGCGGAAGCAGAAGATAAGTTAAAGGCTATAGAAAATGTTGGATAAATGGCTTTACAAAATTTTTGAAGGTATTGACAATATAATACTTTCAATAGATAACTGGTGTAATGAGAGATACAAAAATGTTGGAAACTTTTTCAATAAAAAAAGAAAAAGAAGAAAAACAAAAAAATCTGTTTCGAAGTCTTAAAAAAGAAGTTGAAACTGGTGCGAATGGCACACAAGATTACATAATTAAGAAAGGTGTAAATAAAGGTAAAAAAGCAAATGTTAGATGAAATAAACTTAATAACTAAAATACAAAAACAACTGAAAGAAAACTATCAACAAATTGCAAATGCAATGGTGAGTGGTGGTGTTGACAATATGGAAAAATACAAGTACATGTTGGGACAGGCCCACGCCTACCAATATATTTCAGGGGAAATATCCAACCTGCTAAACAAAGGAGCAACGAATGGAAAAGACAGAGACGGCAAAGTCGTCGACATTGGAAAAGACAGAAGTCCCAAAGCATAAAAACGCTTTGGCAGAAAAGTACGAAAAAGAAAATAAAGAACAACATCAAAAAGAAGTTGATGGATACGAACGTTTAAAAACGAAAGAAACTTCAAAGTTACCTCAGCCAACTGGCTGGAGACTTTTAGTTTTACCTTTTAAGATGCCAGAGAAAACTAAAGGTGGTTTGCTTTTAGGAGCGGACACACTTGAAAGACAACAAGTTGCATCTACATGTGGACTCGTCCTTTCGATGGGACCATATTGTTATGATAAACAAAAATTTCCTGAAGGGCCTTGGTGCAAAAAAGGAGATTGGGTTATCTTTGCTCGTTATGCGGGTTCAAGATTACCTATAGATGGTGGGGAAGTAAGATTGCTAAATGATGATGAAGTTTTAGCAACCATCGATAAACCCGAAGATATACTTCATACATTTTAACCATAGGAGAATACTATGCAAGACACAGACAAGCCAGTTAACATAGATACCTCCGGACCAGGTGCCGAAGTAGAGTTAGATTCAGTTAAGGAAGAATTAATTGAAGAAACTATTGTCGAAGAAAAAACACCAGGAACGGATAAGTCATATGAAAACGAACGTGAAACAAAACTTGAAGACGGTGGTAGCGCCGATGACGCAAATGCGAAATCTGATGAGCCAACTGATGTTCAAGCTAGCGAAGAGAATACAGAAAAAAAGAAAGAATTAGAAGAATACTCTGAAGGAGTAAAAAGAAGAATAGCTAAACTAACTAAAAAAATGCGTGAGTCGGAGCGAAGAGAAGAAGCAGCTACGATTTATGCAAAAAGTGTTTTAGCTGAAAAAGAAGCGTTAAGTTCTAGACTCTCAAGACTAGATACAGGATTTGTGTCTGAAAAAGAGAATAGAATTAAATCAGGTATGGAAGCGGCTGTTGCAAAACTTGCAAAAGCTAGAGAAGAAAGCGATCTTAAAGCTGAAGTTGCTGCAAGTGCAGAAATTTCAAGACTAGGTTATGAAGAAGCAAGACTTGCGGATTTAAAAGCTAGACAAGCTGAACAGAAAGTTGAAACTCCAGTACCTCAACAACCTCAACAACAAGAAGTGGATGTACCAAGACAAGTTGATTCTAGAGCAAGAGATTGGGCTAGAAAAAACGAATGGTTCAACAAAGACCCTATAATGACTGAGGGAGCAAAAGTAATACATAGACAGTTGACTGAAATTGAAGGATATGATCCTAATACCGAAGCTGAAGAATATTATTCAGAGGTAGATAGAAGAATAAGACTTGAATTTCCGCACAAGTTTGATACTAATGTTACTCAGGAATCGACTAGACCTACTCAAACTGTAGCCTCGGCTACGCGAGCTAACAGGTCTTCTGGTCGCAAAGTTGTGAAACTCACACCCTCACAGGTAGCAATTGCTAAAAAATTAGGTGTGCCACTTAAAGACTATGCGGAACAATTAAAAATCACGGAAGGAGTATAAGCATGGAAAATATAGACGATAAAAAAACTTCACGTGCGAGTCAGACTAGAGAAAAAACATCTCGACCAAAAGTCTGGGCTCCACCATCTTTATTAGATGCACCCCCTGCACCGGCAGGATTTGTACACAGATGGCTTAGAGCTGAGTCAATGGGATTCGACGATTCTAAAAATGTACAAAGCAGAATAAGATCTGGCTTTGAACTAGTAAGAGCGGATGAATACAATGAAACAGACTATGCTGTAGTACAAGACGGTAAATACAAGGGAGTGATCGGTCAAGGTGGCCTAGTGCTCGCTAGAGTATCTGTAGAGATCGCAAAACAATACGCTGATTACTATCGTAAACAAGCGCAGGATAACGAAAATGCCTTTGACAACGATCTACTAAAGGAAGAGCATCCAAGTATGCCTATCAGTGTTGATAGAAATACTCGTGTAACTTTTGGTGGTACGAAGAAATAAGTTTTTTAACAATTTCTAGTTCATCATTTAAATTAAACAATGGAGAAAAACTATGGCAAACCAAGATAGTCCTTTCGGCTTAAGAGCAATTGGAAAAATCGGTCAAAATAGAGACAACCAAGGTTTAGCAGAATTTAGTATTGCAGCATCAGCTACAGCTATATTCGGTCAAGATCCAGTAAAAGCATTAAATACTGGAACTATCGGTGTAGCAGCGGCAACTGACTCTTTACTAGGAGCTCTAAACGGGGTTTTCTTTACTGACGCGAATACAAGTAAACCAACGTTTGCGAACCATCTATTAGCAGCTAATACTGCTACAGATATCGTAGGCTTTGTATCTTCAGATCCTTACGAGAGATTTGAGATACAATCAGACAACACAACAGCTTCTGCACAAACTGATGTTTTCATGAACTATGACATCACTTATGCAGCAGGAAGTACACACGATCACCTTTCAGGTGTCGAGTTAGATGACTCAACTTTGAGTTCAACTGCGGGACAACTAAGAGTGGTTGGTGTTTCAAAAGACATTAAGAACAATGAGTTAACTGCTTCGCACGTTAACTTTGTTGTAATGATCAATGAGCACTTCTTGAAAACTCAAGCTGGCGTATAATAGTTAGAATAGGAGATAAAATATGGCTATATCACGAGGACAACTAGTTAAAGAACTAGAACCAGGCCTGAATGCACTATTCGGACTGGAATACAAAAGATACGAAAACCAACATGCTGAGATATATGCAACAGAAACATCAGACAGAGCTTTTGAAGAAGAAGTTATGTTATCTGGTTTCGCTAATGCTCAAGTAAAACCTGAAGGTTCAGGTGTAGTTTTTGACAATGCTCAAGAAACTTACACTGCAAGATACACTATGGAAACTGTGGCTCTTGCCTTCGCTATTACTGAGGAAGCGGTGGAAGATAACCTGTATGACAGACTGTCAAGCAGATATACAAAAGCGTTAGCTAGAAGTATGGCTAATACTAAGCAAGTTAAATCGGTCAACCCGTTAGTTAATGGATTCGGTACTTTCACTTCAGGTGATGGTGTTTCATTATTTAGCACGGCTCACCCGACAATTGCTGGTACTACGTCAAATACTTTAACTGTAGCAGCTGACTTAAACGAAACTTCATTAGAGCAGTCATTAATTGACATTGCAGCGTTTACTGATGAAAGAGGTTTAAGAATTGCAGCAAAAGCGACAAAAATGATTGTCCCTTCTGCGTTACAGTTCCAAGCTGAAAGATTGATGAAATCAGAAGGCAGAGTTCAAACTGCTGATAATGATATCAACGCAATCAGATCAATGGGAATGGTTCCTCAAGGTTACAGAGTGAACAATTTCTTAACTGATCCTAATGCGTTCTTCCTTATCACTGATGTTCCAAACGGAATGAAACATTTCGTTAGAACACCGATCAAAACAGCTATGGAAGGCGATTTCGATACTGGAAACTTAAGATTCAAAGCTAGAGAAAGATACCAATTTGGTGTTTCTGACTTTAGAGGAATTTTTGGTTCTCCTGGAATCAGTTAGTAGATAATTTTGAGGCGGGACACAATCCCGCCTCATTTACTAAATAAGAAAGATAAACCTATGAAACAACTTCTCATTAATATTTTTGCGTACGATCATCATGCTAAATTTGAAATATTAGCTGAAGATAATGCAAAAGCTGTGGAACTAGCTATACTTGACAAGCTAGGAGAAAATAGTATAAAATGGGAAGATCTTGGAAACAATTATGATTCTAGGATTAATAGAATAACTTTTGAAGAGGTTATAAATGATACAAGACCTATACAAAGCAAAAAGGTCCTTGGAGTTGAAGTGGGAACAGGAGCACCTAGATAATAATAGGTACACTCTTGAAATGGTCAGAATTGATGACAAGGTTAAAGAAGTTATCACTAAGATCAAGCTGGAAGAAGCAGCTATTGCCCACAGGCAGAATAGCGTTGAAGGCGCTGCTCCACAAGTTTCTGTAGCTACTTAATAAAAAGCTACATCGTTGGAAAATTTCACTCCACACTGTAGGATCTCTTGCACTCTACTCAAATCTAGTATATAAAAAATACACTATACATTAAATTGAATATCGACGCGTATAGTCGACGGCCTAGAGACGGTGTTCAAATAACTAGGAGGATAATAATATGGCAAATACAACTTTTTCAGGACCGGTCATTTCTAAAAATGGCTTTATAACTACAGGCCCTGGAGCAACAAAAGCAATTAATTCTACTGGCTTAGGTGCAAGC